ATCAAAGCCCAACCACATTTTTACGACGGAATCACTACACAAGAAATAGATGGCATCACACTGAGAGCTATTGTAGATTTGATTGATGTAGAATCAAATCCAGATGTGGGCCATGTCAACTATCAATATGTAGCAGGTAAGCAACGTCTAAGTATGTTGCGAAAAGATGTATATGGCTCCTACGAGCCTCCCCACCTATACGAGATCGTAAAGACCAATGTGGCCACTGGTTTGTACACAGCTGAATTATTGACTTGGTACAACGAAGAAGATTGGAACAAGATGAATGACATGCTGGATCATTCCAAAGATGAAGAATACGGATATGCTGCCATCGAGCAGTTGATTGAAAAATATTTGGTCAAGAATCGTGCCACAAAGGAAACCTATGAAACTCCACAAATTAGATACATGGTCGCGGCCGCTACTGTATTTCACAAAGAAGAACCGAACGCATCGAGAATGCGCTACATCAAAGAATACTACACAGCAGCTAGTGATGGGTTGTTCACTCTTGCTACTCCTGTGCTCGCTGGTCTTGGGACTCCTACTAAACAGTTTAGTAGTTGCGTACTTATCAGGAGTGACGATGATCTGGACAGTATATTTGCTTCAGGTGAAATGATGGCCAAGTATGCCAGCAAGCGAGCAGGCATTGGTTTGGAGATAGGACGATTGCGTCCACTAGGCAGTCCCATCCGTGGTGGTGAGATTATGCACACAGGTATGATACCTTTCCTGAAAAAATGGTTCGGCGACCTAAGAAGTTGCAGTCAAGGAGGTATTCGTAATGCAAGTGCTACTGTTTTTTATCCTATTTGGCATCATCAGTTTGATGATCTTATTGTGCTTAAAAACAACCAAGGAACAGAAGAAACCCGAGTCCGTCATATGGATTATGGGGTTGTGCTTAGTGCTTTCTTCTGGAGACGATTTAAAAACAAAGAACAAATAACGTTCTTTGATCCCAACCAAGTACCAGACTTATACGAAGCGTTTTATCAAAACACAGAACGCTTCGAAGAGCTCTACGTAAAGTACGAAAAACGCAAAGACCTGCGTACCAAGACCATGAGTGCCGAAGAAGTTTTCAAGAGTGGTATACTGAAAGAACGCACAGACACAGGTCGAATATATCTTGTATTCATTGATAATGTAATGAATCAAGGACCATTTGATCCTGAGTATCATACGATTTATCAAAGTAACTTGTGTTGTGAGATCCTATTACCCACCCGTTCATTTAAGAGATTAGACGACGAGGATGGCCGCATAGCGTTATGTACACTGGGATCTATCAACTGGGGAGCGTTCCGGAACCCGGAGGATATGCGTAGAGCCTGCAGGATTCTACAGCGTAGCCTGTGTAACATTCTTGACTATCAAGACTTCTTATCAATACAAAGTAAATTAAGTAATGATGAGATACAGCCCCTAGGCATTGGCATTACTAATCTAGCCTATTGGCACGCCAAGCGTTCATTGAAGTACGGGGAACAGGATGCATTGGCAGAAGTCAAAACCTGGATGGAGCATCAGGCCTACTATCTCACAGAAGCCACAGTTGAACTGGCCAAGGAACGTGGACCTTGTTTAGAGAGTGCCAAAACACGTTACGGACAAGGTGTGTTTCCCTGGGAACTGCGGGCTAAGGGAGTCAACGAACTAGCAGACTTTACGCCTGAACTTGATTGGGAAGCACTACGTACGAATATGAAAGAACACGGTGTTCGTAATGCCACCTTGATGGCGGTAGCACCTGTTGAATCAAGCTCAGTGGTAATTGATTCAACTAACGGCATTGAAATGCCAATGAGCTTGATCAGCACTAAAGAATCAAAGGCAGGATCGTTTACGCAGGTTGTTCCAGAATATAATAGATTAAAAAACAAATATCAATTGATGTGGGAACAAAAAGACTGCGATGGTTATTTGAAAACAGCGGCTGTTATTGCTGCTTATGTTGATCAATCAATTTCAACTAACACATTCTATAATCCTGCACATTTTCCAGAACGCAAAGTTCCAACAACCCTGATTGCTAAGAATTTGATGCAGGCACATATGTGGGGATTAAAAACATTCTACTATAGCTTGATTAACAAAGCAGGAAGCAAAATGCAAGAAGAACAATTAGTGGTGCAAGTAAACGGACACACAAATTCTGTAAATGGATATGAAATAGAAGAGGACTGCGAGGCCTGTAAATTATGACAACACAAAATATTGGACAACAAATAGAAAACATTAAAGCAGCGTTGGAAACAATAAATTCTTTAATGGCTGAACTTCATCCCAACAATGTTGAGATAAGAATCGTATACAAAGAACCCGATAATGGAGAACCTCCAAGACTAGATCTCTGGAGGGCTGTAGCACACGTGGATTACTTAAAATGAGTAAACAACAATACAACCTAAACACAAAGACAGACTACCTTAATCGCAAGATGTTTTTGGATCCAGCTGGGCCTGTGACCATACAGAGATTTGAAGAAGTCAAATACAAAAAAATTGCCGACTTTGAAGCAACAGCACGTGGCTTCTTTTGGCAACCAGAAGAGATCAGTCTTACCAAAGATTCAAACGACTTCAAAGACGCCAGCGATGCTGTCAAGCATATCTTTACCAGCAACTTGTTACGCCAAACAGCCTTAGACAGTTTACAAGGACGTGGCCCAAGTCAAATCTTTATGCCTGTAATATCTTTGCCAGAACTAGAAGCACTAGTATACAACTGGACATTTTTTGAAACCAACATACATAGCAAGAGTTATAGCCACATCATTCGCAACATCTACAATGTACCCAAAGATGTGTTTAACACCATACATGACACTAAAGAAATTGTAGACATGGCATCAAGTGTGGGCAACTACTATGAAGCACTTCACGTTATCAATTGTCGTAAACAGCTAGGCGAGACAGTTACAGAGAAAGAACACATCCGAGCAATATGGATGGCCTTACACGCAAGTTATGCTCTTGAGGCATTCCGTTTTATGGTTAGTTTTGCTACTAGTTTAGCAATGGTAGAGAATAAAATCTTTATGGGCAATGGTAATATTATTCAATTAATTCTACAAGACGAGTTGTTACACAAGGGATGGACTGCCTATTTGATCAACCAAGTGGTCAAAGAGGACACACGGTTTGTTGAAGCCAAACAAGAATGCGAAGCAGAAGTGTATCAACTGTACATGGATGTGATACGTGAAGAAAAAGATTGGGCCACATACCTGTTTAAGATGGGACCAGTTATTGGACTCAACGCTAATATCCTACGTGATTTTGTGGACTACACAGCAGTAGATGCACTAAAACAAATTGGTATCAAGTACCAGGCGACAGCGCCTAAGTCAACTCCGATCCCTTGGTTTAACAAGCACACTGATACTAGCAAGAAACAAACAGCACTACAAGAAAGTGAAAGCACAAATTATGTCATTGGCATAATGGGAGAAAGCCTAGATTACGATGAGCTACCGGCCATCTAGGAATATATATGTACAAGGTACAATTTAAAAGTAAAAGTCCTTTTGAATCTTGGAATTCTATAGGCGGTGCTGGCACCGAATCTCAGGCCATTTCTATGGCCCTGGCCAAAAAAGCTAAAGGTGCTATACTGGTTAGAGTCCTTGATAAAAAAGGCAGAGTTATATATTCAAGTTAATTATGAAAACACTAAGAGAATACATTAACCTCATTGAAGGTAAAATTGACGATAGCTGGTTTAAAGATGGGGCATTTAAAACTTTTAAGAAGCCAATTCCAGTGCCGTATACCATTGCCGACAGTGATGGAGTTACACAAACATTGGAAGGTCCAGTAGAGCATAAGGCAGGACATTATATCATGGGTCCGGGTCCTAAGAAAGAATTTTGGCCTTTGGATCCTGAAAATTTTCATGACAAATACGACGACAATCATGACGGTACAGGAACCCCTAAGGGTGGTGTAATCAAAATAGCTAAGTTGGCTGATCACGATGGCGTTATTAAAGCCACGTGGGGCAACTTGGAATATACCGCAGGCAATGATGTTATTGTGCGTCACGGCGAAGGAGACTATGGTGCTGTGAAAAAAGACATCTTCCAACAGACATATGACACAAAGGAAATAAAATGAAAGCAACAGTATGGTCAAAGTACCATTGCCCCTATTGTGACCAGGCCAAGGCCTTGTTAAAACAACGAGGTATTCCGTTCGAAGAAAAGAAAATTGGAGACGGATATACTCGAGAAGAACTATTGGAAGCTGTTCCAACAGCACGAACAGTTCCGCAGATTTTTATCGGCGAAGAACTGATTGGTGGATTTACAGAACTTAAAGCACATTTAGAAAAGGTATAAAATGTTAATTAATAAAGGCGTATCAGCAGGCGAAGTAATCACTCTTAAACTCACAAGTGGTGAAGAAATTGTTGCCAAGTTAGTAGAAGACGGTGCAGTTTATTATAAACTAAAAAATCCGCAAGTAATTGGTATGGGGCCAAAAGGTCCAGGTTTAATGCCTTACCTGTTTACAGTCAATCCGGATACTGAAGTTAAACTACAAAAATCAACTGTTACTGTAGCCGAAGCAACAGATTCACAGTTTGCCAAACAATTTCTTGAATCAACTACTGGCATTGCGTTGGCCTAATAGTATGCCAGGCGTAGCAAGAGTCAATGTAGACAACTGTGGGGGGCTAGTTATTGAAGCACTGGTTCCTTCGGTAATAGTCAATAATGCTCCTATATCCGTAACTGCTGCATCAGTAGAAGGTCATGGCAGTGGTGAACATGGTGGTCCTAAAACACAGGCTGCAAGTGGGAATGTGTTTGCTGGGAACAAACCAGTTAACCGTCAGGGAGATGCCTGCACCTGTGGCGACCCATTGACTGGGTCGTCAAATGTCTTTGCTAATTAAATAATATGATTAAATTAAAAAAAGCGTTCTTTTTTGTTCTAGGCTGTCTTTGCCTAGTAATGGCATACATTGGAGTTATAACTCCGGGTATTCCTTATAGTCCCTTTGTGGTTGCAAGTGCTTTTTGTTTTGCAAGAAGTTCAGAACGTATGCATAACTGGATTATGAATCACAAGCTGTTTGGACCTTTCCTACGCAATTGGTCAGAGAAACGTGTATTTCCACAAAAGATGAAATATCTTATGATTGGCATGATGTCGTTGAGTTTGATCTTAATGAGTATTGGGACAGTGCCATTGCGTGGTGTTATCTATACAGGTATCTTTATGGCTCTCGTAGCTGTATGGGCCTGGAGATATCCCAGTACCCCAGAAGAATATGATCGAAGAAAAGAAACAGGAGAAAAAATAGCATGGCTAAAATAACTCTTGATGAACTTGTGGATATTGCTTTTGCACACGAAGAAGGCGACCCGTTTGACTGGGGAGTATTTTCCAAAGGCCAAGAGCAGACCATGCGAATGATAGGCTCTAGTATTCTAGAACAGTTTGACAAAGAAACAATTACAGATGCGGATAGATTAATCATGCTGGCCACTATCACTAAACTGGTCACTGAGAATATGATCTTACACACTAGATTGATGAAACAAAATGAAATGTGAACAAGGCGATCTTGCCAAAATTATCATGAGCATACGGCCTACCAACATAGGCAAAACTGTGTTGGTGGATGAGTATGTGGGACATTTTACGCAAGGTGAGGAATTTCAGTTTAAGGGAATTGCCTGCAAGGCTGCTATTACAGATCACTTTTGGTGGATAGCCACAGAATTTGGATTGAGTAATATGTACGGAGATACTCCAAAGGCCTACATTCCAGATTCCTGGTTAGAACCTATTCGTCCTATGAAAGAAGTCCAAAAGCAACAAGAAGACATTGACTTAACTGTTAAAATGTAGTTAAATATAAGTTATTGCTGTATGAAGCGATGAGAAATAAGTTCAAGACGCGGGGGCAGTGCCCGCCAGGTCCACCAAAAGGATATTTATGAAGTACACCGCATTGTGCCCAAGTTGTTTTAATAGATTTAGTTGGGCACCAGGTAAAGGTTTAACAAGACATAAGTGTTTTTCTGATGGGCCTGACACAGGATCGATTGGGCAAAGAGTAACAGAGTGGACAGCTCGGCAATGTAGAAGCCGTTAGGATTGGGGTCTCCCGGTCGAAGACACAAAAAAGTAACCGCAAACGACTCAAAGTTCGCATTAGCTGCCTAAACTCAGCTTAGGGTAAGACATACCTCGTAACAGAAACTCGGAACCCGCTTCGGCGGGTTTTCTTTTTGTTTTGTACTTGACATTTGGCACTATTGACGGTATAATAAACACATACGCTAAACAAGCGGCCACATCTAGAAAGACTAAAATGATTTCCGATAACATCAAAAACTTAACTACTGAAGAATACAGATTGTTGCAGTCAACACAAGACCGAACACGGTGGACTGAGTTTTATGGATTACCTGACGCAATGTATTATCCTGTACAAGCTCCCATTTCATCTAAACGTAAAGGTGATATATGGGAAGATAAAATACGTGCATCATCTGGGCTATTAGAAAAGCAAGACGAAACCCATGATGCCACTTTAGACTCTGCTGTTGTTAAATTGCAAAATTTACGGGGAGCCCGTGTGGAAATCAAATATACTGTAATAGCCAAAGGTGACTCTACAAAAGCAATTGAAAAAAGAGGATATGCTCTAGAAGCAGGCGCACGTACTAAGAAACTTGTAAAGAATCCGCTTGCTACTAAAGGTTATAATTATATCGGTGGCGGCACTTTTCAACAGATACATCCAGACAAAGCTGACTACGGATTGTTTTCTGCGGTGTTCGGCAACGGTGCTGTGCATTACTGGGTTCCTTATCACCTAATCTCAACCACCGCGGGTGCTGATAATTTCACTAAAGGTATGATACCGTTACAATCACAACACCGAGGACACACTACAGAAGGACAAATTAGTAGACCGGAAAAATTCCATGATTTGTTCTTATTAGACATCACATGGGAAACTCCATTCCTTACAGATTTATCTAAATACGATTTATCTAAATACGAAAACTTGGTGTACTAAATATAAAATGCTAGAAGAAAAAAATATACAATCAAAAAAATATCAGTTAGGACAATTTTTTACACCCGTGGATCTTGTTAAAGAAATTCTGGGTAATATAAAAGTTGACTCTGATATTGTAATTGAACCTAGTTTCGGGGGCTGCGGGTTCATTGAACCTATGATCGAAATGTATCCTGACAAAAAAATTGTGGGAGTTGAGCTTGATCAAGAATGGTACGACAAGGGAGTTGACCGATTTCCTAATTTGGATCTGTACCATTCTAATTTTTATGACATTGATAAAGAATTAGTTTTTGAAAATAAGAGTGTATCTTTTATTGGCAATGTTCCTTTTAGAAGCCCTGCATACAGTTTAACTACACATAAAAAATATGTAAAAGCACTAGCACACAAGTATGAAGTTACTGGTATTAGAGAAGAAGCTGTTTTCTTTATTATAAAAACGGCAGACATTATGATTACCAATAACTATACTGGCGGGATCCATTATGTTATTCCAAAAAGTCTAGTTACTAACGATTCTAAATTTTATCTACAATTTAAAAACTTCTTAAAAAAGTATTTTAAAATTGTAGCAGTGTTCGACGTAGATCCATCCAAGTTTGATAATGTAGCACAAGGACTGATTGTACTTAGTATGCAGATTGGTGGCGACACTACTAACTAC